ATCCTGGTATGAATTTTGTACGTCCGCATATTGATACACCATATCGCTTCAAAGAGTTTAAGTACACAGAAGGGCTATTGGGATTACAATTTATGGTAATGCTTTGCGACTTTGAACCAGATAACGGCGCAACAGGCTATGTTCCTGGCTCACACAAATACATATATGATTATTATCAAAATCTATATGCTGACAAAAGTGTATTTGACCTGTTCTTTATGGACAACTATAAACAACATCAGGGACCAAAAGGAAGTTTTGTTTGCTGGCACCCAAGAGTTATGCACAGCACTATGCCAAATCGTAGCAACAGTATTAGACGTGGTCTATTGTTACATGCAGCTGAAAAAACAACAGCAAGACGGTTGAGAACAATAGACCCTCAGAAAAACACTACACTTAGAACTAGCTAATTTTACGCACTAGTTGTATGTTTCTTCTTTTTACACGCTTTTGAATAATATTATTTAAACTAACAGTTGGTCCATGCAACACTTCAAAGTCTTTAAGACTAAAAGTAACTAAAGTAGGTCTAAACTTTTCCCATCGACTTTTAAATATAATGTTGATGGGTATCATTCTGTTTGTTCCCCACCACCATTCTTCTCCTAAATCGAGAAAGTCTCGCTTGTCTTGTTCAACTCTAATATTTTCAAAACAATACATGCTAGCCATCTGATGATCGATGTTTTGCATTATGCCCACGTATTCATTGCCGCCATATGCGACAAGTGTTAAAAATGGAAAATTTTCTAGTAGTTTTTGGTATTTTGGTGGTATATGTGTCATTGTATAATTACTTATCGAAATAAATACTAGTGGAGAAATTATTTAATGGCATATCAAGGTACATCACACAGCTTTAATCAAAGAGCGCAATTTACAATCCCTACTCGTAATGGCACAAATTCAGCCATGTTGCCTATTCGAACTGGGACAAATTATTATGGCGCATCAAACAACTACAATCCTTTTGTTGCGTATACCGGTATCGATACCGACATTTTATTTTATGTAGTTGGTGAAAACCGTAAAGCCGTTAGCTTATTAAATAAAACCTTCAAAGCACGTATTGTTTCACGTTCTGATAACATAGTTCGTGTAACAAAAACTTTATCAATTATTGATTATAATAATAGTACTCTATTACTACGTTTAACTAAAACAGACGTAGACAATCTTTTTGCTGGTCTATTCGACTTAACTATTACTTATACTGATACTGAAGGTAATGAATTCGCTCTAGCAAGTAATACCGCTCAATTCCAAATTAATTATGTTCTTGAAATTAAAGTTAGTCCTGGTTTGGAACTTATAGAAAGTTTAGTAGAAACTAACTTTGTTAATGTGGGAAATATTGGAGAAAAATTAAAAAGCACTGCACAAACACTTAATAGTGACGGCACAAATACGGCAGTTGCATATGTCACTAATTTTAGCGGAAAATTTTATGCAGAGGGTACTTTAGAATTATCTCCAGCAGAGCGTGATTGGTTTGAAATACAATTAGATCCAGAAAATGCAGAAAATTATTGGACTTTTAGTAATGCAACTGGTTTGGAAGCATTTACATGGGACGGTATGTTTATGTGGGTTCGATTCCGTTATGAGGCTGACGTTGGAAATACAGGAACACTTGACAAAGTGCTCTATAGAGCTTAATATAGCTATATGATAGTTTTAGATTTTGTGCGTCAGTCATTGCCTGGCGGCTGGAAACAAACACCTAGTGGGTGGGTTAGCGGAAATTGTCCCATGTGTTCTACACGTGGGCATCGTGCAGACACACGCAAGCGTGGTGGATTCATGTTTACTGATGACAAAGTACAATACAATTGTTTTAATTGTGGATTTAAAACAGGATGGTCGCCAGGACATAAAATAAATGGTAGACTGCAAGAATTACTTGTACAATTTGGTGCTGATCCTGCACAAATACAGCGGGTTAATTTTGAGTTACTTAAAGAGCAAGAAGAAGAAAATGTTGTACAACAGTTTATTCAACAAAACAAACCACGTGAAGTTAAAATAGATTGGAAGGAAGCTGGGTTACCTCCGGATAGCGCTCGCTTTCAAGATGTTGATACCAGCAGGTTAGACGACATACAGCTACAAAAGTTTATTGCAGCATGTGAATATGTCAATGAGCGTGGTTTGGCTTTTTATAATAATTGGTACTGGAGTCCGTTTAAACATTTCAGCAACCGTGTAATATTGCCTTTTTATTATAATAGTCAGATTGTAGGTTATACTGCTCGTTGGGTAGGAACTCCACCCGACAAAGAAACGCCAAAATACTATCTACAATCACCAAAGCATTTTGTATACAACATAGACGCTCAACAGGCACATAAGTATACAATTGTAACAGAAGGTCAACTTGATGCATTACTAGTTGGTGGTGTTGCAATGCAAGGCAATACTCCTAGTATAACACAATGTGATATAGTTGATAGATTGGGTCGTGAAGTTATTGTTTTGCCAGACGCTGACCGAGCAGGCAATGAATTGGTTAAAATAGCCGTTGTCCGTGGTTGGAAAGTAAGTTTTCCACCATGGGAAGATTGTAAGGATGCAGGTGACGCCGTAATGAAGTATGGCAGACTATTTACAGTAAGGAGTATATTAGATAGTGCTGAAACAAACTCAACAAAAATTCAAGTACTTGCAAAATCCTACTGCAAATAATAATCAACTTTATAGGAGACAATTATTGAAGCATATAAGTGCACATACAGGAATCAACGAAGTAGTAGATATACGCAAACATTTTGCATACTTACCTACAAAATTAGCAAGCGGAAAATACTTGTGGTTTTCCAATTATTATGTTATTGTAAAATTTATGAGTATACTGAGCATACGTACAATTAACGAAGAACGATTTTCGTATGATGAATACATTGCTTTAAAACTGTCGGGCGAAATTGGGAAAACATTAGATCAAAAAATACAAGACGCAAGAGCAATGCGCAACGGAACAACCAGTCAATGAGTGAAGAATACACGGAAGAATTACAAAAACTATATATTGAATTCTTGCTAGCAGAGAAGGACTTATTTGTTCGCTGCAGTGCAATTACTGATAAAAAATATTTTAGTCGCCGCTATCAGCCTGTTGTTGAATTTATTCAATCGCATGTTGACAACTATGGGGACTTGCCCACACATGAACAAATTGTTGCCAAAACTGGACAACAAGTAGACGACATTACTAACAAAGTAACAGACGACCATAAAAATTGGTTTATGGATGAATATGAAAAGTTTTGTAGACACAAAGCACTGGAAGGTGCAATTCTTGCAAGTGCTGACAAACTTGAAAAAAATGAGTATGGTGCAGTAGAACAACTTATCAAAGACGCAGTTGGCATTGGGCTTGCAAAAAACTTTGGTCTCAACTATTGGGATGATCCGGCCGGCCGCATTCAAACTATTAAAGACAACAGAGGTCAAAACAGCACAGGTTGGGAAAGTCTTGACAAAGTATTGTATGGCGGATTTAATCCAGGCGAACTAAACATTTTTGCTGGTGGCTCTGGATCAGGTAAGTCGCTATTCATGCAAAACATGGCGCTTAATTGGGCGTTGGCAGGAAAAAATGTTGTATATGTAAGTTTGGAACTCAGTGAAGAACTGTGTAGTATGCGACTTGACGCCATGCTTACTGGTATGAGTACTAAGGATGTAATGAAAAATGTCGAAGACGTTGAACTCAAAGTACGTATGGCAAGTAAAAAAGCAGGCGTGCTGCAAATTATTCAAATGAAAAACGGTAGCACAGTAAACGACATCAAAGCATACGTCAAAGAATATCAGATTCAAAAAGGTATCAAAGTAGATGCACTATTTGTGGATTACCTGGACTTGATGATGCCGGTTACTGTTAAAGTAAATCCAAGTGACCAGTTTATTAAAGATAAGTTTGTTTCAGAAGAACTGCGCAATTTAGCAACAGAATTGCACATACTATTTGTTACAGCATCGCAGCTTAACCGTACTGCAGTAGACGAAGTCGAATTCGATCACAGCCATATTGCAGGCGGTATTAGTAAAATCAACACAGCAGATAACTTGATTGGCATTTTTAGTAGTAGAGCAATGCGTGAACGTGGGCGTGTGCAAATTCAGTTTATGAAAACACGCAGTAGTAGTGGTGTTGGCACTAAGCTAGATTTAGGATACAACATGGAAACACTGCGCATTACAGACTTGGACGAAGACGAACAAGACGAAAAAAGCCAAGTAACTAGCATTTACCAAAGTTTAAAAGCAAACACAAAAACTAGTGTAAGTCCAGCTGGTGAACAAGTTACTCAATCAACAACTGTTGCAGTTAATAATGCAGACAGATTAAACAATTTACTTAAAAGAAGGGAATAAGTTGCTGAAGCATTGATGCCGTTGACCTTACCTAGTCTATATATGATATAAAACAACGAGCCTAGCCTTAAGGAGTCAATAAGTTTGAGCCTATATGTGCCAAAAAGTAAGCCTAAAATGTTGCCCGTTACCATTGGATGTTATAGTTCTTATATGCAATGGATCCTATGTTTGTAATCAGGAAGTGCAAAAGTGCCATAAGTGCTATCCATCAATGCTCCAGCATCAATATTTATAAATAGTAGTGTTATGAAAAGAAAAACGAGATCTATTTTAGAAGAAATTAATTCAATGTCTCCACGCCGAGACAAAAAGCAAATTGTGGAATCGAATGCTGAACAAGTAATAGTAACTGCAATTAATTTAATTGATTTAATTAATGAAACTTTTGATGTTGAAACAGCGGCAGATTTAAATAAGCGCCTTATCAACAGCATTAGAACAAAAGATCCACGTAAGTTCAAAAGAGGGATTACTAGAGTTGAAGATCAGGGACATAATAGGTGGGACGCATAAAAGGCGTCTAATCCGTGGATCAAGAATTAAACGAGTAAAACAAAAGAGTCTGTTCAGCGAAGCTGACGGAAAAAATACTCATCTTGATCATGCGGAAGAAATAGTCTTTCTTCGTGGTGCGACTGGTGTTCAACAGTTGGTTACCAATTTTAGTAATTTGTTAACTATGCTAACTGGCGGCGGCGGTGATAGCAGTGTCACTACTAAATGGGATGGTAGTCCAGCAATTTTTTGTGGCATTGATCCAAGTGATGGACAATTTTTTGTGGGCACCAAAGGTGTTTTTGCTAAAAACGCAAAACTAAAC